TGATTTTTGAGACCTTTTGGTCAAAACCTTTATCTGCTTCTTCAATTTGATTTTGGATTTGTTTTTCAAATTCGTTGAATTGCACAATCTTCTTCGTGATGGTTCCCGCATATGAATACTGCGCATCATTGCCAGCTTTACTGTCTGCACTTATTCGGCCACGCAGACCTCCCTTGAATGTGAATGATTGACTTAATACTGGCGATTTGAAGGTTTCGCCAGTGTTTGTCTTGATGGTCACCCATTCACCCACGTTAAGCAAGAGATGGCCTTGATAATTCAAATTGAACGGATAATAGCGAATGTCCTTGATCTTGTGGTAAAGGTTATCTAAAACCGTTTGAGACATGAACAAATTATCCAATTCTAACGAGCGACCAGTACGCATGCCGACTGTAAGAGTCTCTTTCTCTTTCTTGCAACTTATCCCAGCAATCTGATACTGAACCTCGCTCTTGGTCAATCCGTGCATAAAGTAGCTATCTGCTGTAATTGTGATACCTGAGTCAGTCAGTTCCTTGATTTCGAGTTTACCCTCTCGATTAAAAAAACAAGACATCCCAAGCATCTGAGTAGCTAGACTCAAAACATCTCTGAATGTCATTTTTTTATTTTTGGGAATCTGCTCGATTCTGTAATTCATGGAGGTAATGTCCATGTATTCGTTTGCTAATGTAATACCTGTTTTTAAGCAAATCTCTTTGATTACGTGTCTGATTTCAGCTGGATAAGTCAAATCCGTTACATGTTCACGGTTAAGCTTGAACATTCCATCCATAAGGTCAAGCTTGGTCGTTTTACGATTTCGGTCAATCTCAATATCATTGATAAAATACTCACCCATTTTGACCCATTCGTAAGTACCATCGACCAAAAGACCGATTTCTGGATAAATCTTATCTAACTTATTGAACGAAGTAATAATACTTGTGAACGTGATTTTACCGCTGCCTGCGCATGTTCCGCCTGGCTTATAAGTGTCACCCTTGATATAGCCATAATCAAAATGAGCCTCTTTGATGTCACTGGATTGGTAATTACCGACTCTGATAGCAAGAGTACGGTTTTTAGCGAACATAGCTTCATTGAATTTTTGTCGTCTGAATATATCCATGTTCTACCTACCTTTCTACCAGATTAAATTTTGCGCCCGACCACGGCTTGAACTTCTCAGTAAATGAATAACTCGGAGCCGTCCTATCACCGACATAGAACGTTTTAGTTGTTTGCCCTTTAATCGGGTCCGGATACGATACCTCAACGAATTCAGGCGATACGGCATTTAAAAGCTGACTCATTTCTTCCTGAGTCATCATTCCCCATTCGCAGTCTAATTTTCGCTTGGTCGTGATACGGTCACGCATCATATCTCCGTTAGCATTACGACCTGTTTCTCCGTCAATATCTTGAATACCGACCTGAAAAGATTTGGGAGGCTTAACAGCCACCCCATTGATAATTAAGCGTGCCATTTTACCTCCCTTTAGATGTTAAGCAAGACTTGTCCTGCACGTTCTTGTTCTCGATTGATTTCTTGGATGGCCACACGTCCAAATTCGTGTCCACCAATTTGAATAACGATGTCTCCGCTACCGCTGAAGCCTCCAGACTGTGGTAAGCCACCACCTAAGGCGTTGACTACCGCACCACCTACAACGCGCCCCATAGTTTGCAAGAATCCAGTATTTTCAAGAGGCATAACGACCTCTTTACCAGCTTCACCAATCATGGCTACAGTCGGACTATCAACAATACCACCACGAGCAAGACGAGGCAGACTCACATAGCCAACGCTACCAACCCATCCTAGACCAGGTAAGTTTCTGACAACGCCTAAAACTCCATTAATCATTCCGATGAAGCCATTGACTACATTTTCAATCGTTCCAAGAACCGCATTGACTGCACTTCTAAAGGCACCGCCTACAGCGCTACCAACTTTTTGTCCAGCGTTAACGAAGATACTTTGAACTGTTGACCATACACCGCTGAAGAAGCTACCAATTGAACTAAACGCGTTCTTGACTGCATTATAAGCACTAGTAAACATATTCCCAAACCAAGAAGATACATTCGCAAGAACACTTGTAACATCTGCCCATCTCTCGCCAAACCAAGAACCTAGTTTGCTAAAGATATTGGTTAGACCTGTCCATGCTTTTTGGAACATGTCAGTAAACCATGCCCCAATATTAGCCAAAGCACTAGTCACATCAGCCCAACGTTCTCCGAACCATGATCCAATTGGTGTGAAGATATTAACGATAGCGTCCCATGCGCTTTGGAATACACCAGAGAACCACTCTCCGATACCAGAGAAGATGTTTACAATAGCGTCCCATGCTTGCTGGAACTTCTCACTGAACCATTGACCTATTGGCTCAAAGATTTCCTGTAGTTTCGTCCATAGACCACTGAAAAAATCGCCAATTGCTTGACAAATACCACTGATAAAATCACATAATCCTTGCCATGCAGTTTTAGCAAATCCAACAACAGTATCCCAGTTTTGGTAGAGTAAGACACCTACACCAATTAAAGCTGCAATAGCAGCAATAACCAGAGTTATCGGGCTGGTCAAGACTGCAATAGCCCCATTGAGTGCCCATGTTGCGGCTGCTGCAATTCCTGCTGCAACTGATTGAGCTATTTCCGCTGCCGCTGCAAGCCCCATTTGTGCTGCATGAACCCCCCAAGCTAGTGCTGATTTACCAAGTTCTAGAGCAGTTTTTCCTAATTGAACTATCAATTTACCTGAATTGACCACAAAGTCTTTCGCATATAACGCATTTAAATATATGGTTTCTCCGAAGCTGACCAATTTATCAAATGTCATAGCTTTCAAAGCTAGTCCTAGGTTTTTAATCCCACTAACGATAAAGGAAATTTTACCACTTAATGCTTCAAACGCTCCTGCAAGTCCTCCTGCTTGTTCTGCCCACGCCAAGAATTTAATCCCCTGCCATGCAGTTGCAAGCGTACCAATCACATTAGCAATTACAGAGATAATCTCTTTATTTTCTTTGCACCAGTCAGAAAAAGCAATAAAACCATCAGCTACAAGTTTAATTGTATCAGCCAGTATTTTTAGCGCTGATAAAATCACTCCGCCTAGCAAATCAGAGACGCCTTCAATACTTAAACCAAATGTATTAGACAAGAACTCAGCAAAAGGTTTCCAACTTCCTTCCCAAAGGATTTGAATAATGTCAATTAGCCCATTAAAAGCATTAGCAATAGAGTCAATAGCAGGGGCTACATGTTCATCGTAGACACTACTTAATCCATCGCCAAACTTATCAACAACGCTCTCGATTGTTTCAAATATTGGAGCTACAATGTCTAAAAGGCTTTGGAGCATTGAAGAAATTTTAGGAGCGCTTGTCACAACGACTTTTTCAAAACCTTCAAACAGACTTCCTGCTAATTTGCTACCGATTTCAACAATGGTAGATGTCAAGCTTAATAGAGTTGACACAATAGCGCTACCGATACGAACCGCACCGGTTGAGGTAATGACGTCGTAGAAAGCACTAGAAAAGGCCTGAGCGATGTTCCCTACTGCCTCTGAAATGTTACCAACATTATCAAACAAAGCAACTAGTGCCTTGATAATGCGTTCCTTTTGCCTTCCAAGACCATTTGCAATACTTTCAGCAAGGAAAACACCGATACCCAGACCGATAGTAGCTATCGATCCTGTAACTTGCCCTAAAGCATAAGCGATTTTTCCAGCCATTCGGTCAAAAGCATTCACAACCCTAGGATCAGTAGCGATTTCCTCAAGAGTTTTCTTGATTCTTTCTAAAGCAGCTTTGATACGTTCAATACCTTCTGGCCTAAACGCTGCATCAAAACCTTTTTTGAAGAGGTCAAACAACCCTTTTAGCTTATCTCCAAGACCATCGAAAATGCTCTTGAATTGGTTTCCCATGTCGGTCAACTCGACTTCTGGCAAGATGTCTTTGAAAGGTCTGCCACCGCCTCCCTTTCCTTTACCACCTTTGCCTCCGCCGCCGCCTCCACCGCCAGAACCGCCTGCAGCGTCGTCTTTTGGCTTTTGTAAGATATTAATCTCATCAAATCCTATAAGACCAAGCAATTCTTTAGCAGCCTTCTTAGCGTTTTTGGCTGAGTCTCCAAGATTATCAGCAAGTCCTCCTGCTGAGTCTCCTGCGTCTCCGATTGCGTTTCCTAAATCATCTGCACCTCCTGCAGCGTCTTGCATGGCGTTTCCTACGTTGCTGATTGCTCCTGCAGCGCCGTCTTTTACCGTAGCCTTCTTGTTGAACATCAAAGCGATAAACTCAGCGAGTTTAGCCGTCACGTTCTTCAAGACCATAGCAAAAGAGTTCAAAACAGGCATAATGGCATTGATAATCGGTAACATAGAGTTACCAAGGTTCAATGCACTATCTTTCATCAGTGACTTAAACAGACTGATACTGCCGTTGACTGAGTTGGATAAGGTATCTCCATACTTGGCTGTAGCCTGTTCCAGGATAGCCATTAGACGGATTTGTTGCTGGGTTTGATAGTCCAATTGTTGCCAGCTCTGTCCGTTCGCAAAACGTTTAAAAGCTTCAGTAGATTCAATCATAGCCACATTGACGTTGATTCCTAGGTCCTCAATTGCTTCGGTGTTCCCTAGCAAACCTGAGCGAATCCGCTCCATAACGTCTGTAATAGTGCGCCCTGAACCTTCAGCAACAACTGCCGATGTCTGCAACATCTTAGCAGTATAGGCGCTTAGCTTGTTGGTGTCTTTGATAAAACCAGAAAATAAGTTTGAGTAGACCGCACCGTAGTTAGTAGCCTCACCCACACCCATATTCATAGCGTTGGCGTTATCGTTAACCCATTTTAAGAAAGATTGCGAACTCTCACCCATCTGTCGCTTGATTTGGTTCATAGACGCTGACACTTCAAGAGCCGTCTGCGCTGAATACATCCCAATATCAAGCAATTTCTTACCAAGAATTGCAAAGCCAGCGAACTTAGCCAGATTGCCAAACGCACTACCGATAGAGTTCGACTGTTCACGAACTTTGGCAGTGGCATTTTTCACTTGGTCAGATGTTCCTTTGACCTGATTCTCGACTTCTTTCATCTTCTTCCTGAAGGGCGCTATCTCAGCGTCAATCATGACTTTCAATTCATCAAGAGTTGCCATTTAATCCCTCCTTCCTTTTTCGATTATGTCTTTCTGCAAAATCACGCATTCGTTCCTTATGCAACAAAAGCGCTTGTCTCTGTCGTTCCTGTTCTACCGCTTGCTGTTCTTCTACAAATAACTCAGGCGCATATTCCCAGAACTCAAAGACCTTAGCATCCTTGGATAATAACAAAGAAACGTGGTTGGATATCATCTGCGAAAGTCTGTACGATTCAATAATCTTTTCTTTACGCTCTTGGGCTTTGACACGGTTGTAGCTTTCTATCATTTCCCTGATTTCAAGCACCGTCAAATCCCAAAAATCAAGAGGCTTGCCCCCGATGTCTAAAAACATAGGATAAAGCCTCTCAATAATCTGCGTTACTGTTAAGATTACTCGACTACTGTCATTTTCTTCTTGGAAGTTTTCTTGTCCTTGCTTCCTCGTGGAGTAAAACCCGATACTTCAAATAGTGGCATTAAAACCTCTGTCATGAAGGTCGTTTGGTCTCCACCGTTATCGACATATTCATCGTATAGATCATAGACATCCTTAAGGGAATACCCATGTTCATACTGCTGCAAGGCTCCGTGAACTAACAACAACATAACTTTTAAAGGCGGTAAAGTGAACTCTTCGCCAGCTTCAGGCATGAAAATCTTCAGCAAGTTCATGCCGATTTTTTCTTCCACAGTTGCAGCTTGATGAGATGTCAAACGTAGCTTCAACTCTTTTTCGTCAGTAACTTTCCAAATTGTGTATTTTAACGCCATCTAATTAACCTCCAAGACCGTCTACAAATTCCAACTCTGACTGCAAAGCAATTTTAAGGGTGAACTCGATAACGGCATTGACACCGCCACCACCAAGCTTAACAGATACTTGACCTTCAAAATGAACTTTAGTGTTGTCTGGGTAAGTTTGTTCAAAGAAGAGTTTCGTCTTGTTGTCTGCCGCTTTACGCAATACGCGATAAGGTGCGGTTTCTCCGTCGTTCTTATAAGCGAATTTGTACTCCAATTCCCCTGCGTCGCCAATACCAAATTCATACTTTTTAACTTTGTCTTCAAGAGTAGTGTTCTCTACTTTTTCAGGCTCAATACCAAACTCTGGTACTTCTTTCAACCCAGCAAGTTTAGTATAAGTTCCTTTAGCTGTACCATAAGCTAACGTAATTCCATTTGCTAACATGTTTAATTCTCCATTCTAAATTGAAAAACAAGCTCTGAGTCTAAGTCAATGACACCTTCAAAACGCATGACCTTATGTCTCAAATGTGACGGGTCTGGCACGTCTTGGCAGTCGGTTCTTCGCAAACCTAAAGACTCAAAAATCTGATTGATTTTAACAGCTAACTCACTAGTGCTGGTATCATCAAAGATATCCACCTTGTAGCGGATAGAAGATTTTTGTTCCTTGTCGTCAAACCAATCTCCTGGCTTGTTTTGTTCTTCTAAAAAAATAACGACTGGGAAAGTCTCCCAATCGCTAGGATAAGTATCAGTCACATTATCTGCGACCTTTTGCAATTCTTTATAAATAACAGGCTTGATATTGATCATTGTATTTGTTCTCTTATCTTTCTACGCACATAATTCGAAATATTCTTAGACACACGCTCTTGATTGTCTCTCAAAGCTGGATAAAGATAAGGTTGGGCAGGTTGACCATACATCTTGTAAAACTCCCCAATCTTTTGAAAGTGGTAAGGTCCTACATCGATTTGGTCTTCATGCACATACCAAGGACTAGAACGATAAGACACGCTGACCTCTGGCGATATACCCGAATGGCTAGCTTGTCCTTTTGGCCCTGTTCCAAACTCAACATAAGGAGCATAGTGTAGATTTGTGTAAACCTCGCCTATAACCTTATCTCCGTCCATTTTAACCCTAGTCTTGATACTATTTCTAAGTTCTCCATTGTTACCTGGTGCCAGTCTTTTAGCATCAGCTTGGACAATGGTTTTGGCTGCATGATGAACCGCCTTTGAAACAATATCCCGTCGCGCAACATCTGACAACTTTCTGAACTTAGCTATAAGTCTATCTGCCCCTAGTAGCTCTGACACGCTCTAACTCCAAAACTTGATGATGTGTGTAGACCTTTTTAGAAATAACCCTGTGAGTCACTTCTGTCTGGCTATCGATACACACACCATCTTTCACTTTGATAGTCGCTGACTTGTTGGCATTTGCGTTCAAAATATCATTGACACGCTCGCCATATAACTCAGATTGCAACTTGCTACTAGCTGGCCACAATTCAAGACGGACTGTCTCAGCTTCCTTGGCATACCCTTCTTTTGCGACACCTTCCTCTGTGACAGTCTTTTCAAACCGTCGCATCGGATAAGGTTTCAGTCTACTCTGCTTCAAAAACATAGCCTGCCACCCTTGCTAGTCTGTGCATGCGTATACGCTGTAAAAGACCCGTAGACAGACCGTTTTCTCCGTAGACTACTGCTATACCACCTTCGGTTCTAGAGTGCTCTCCTTCCGCTCCTGAGCGGTTGTGGAGCTCGATAGCAACCTCAGGTATTAAGAGACTTAAAGAAGGTGTCAAAGATGTGCGATTAGTCTCTGATAAGATAAGATTTGTAGCCCTCATTTGGAGCAACATGAGAAGCTGAGTATCTTCTTCGCCTGTTAATTTCTTCAGCAACTCTATAGACATTTTAAACTCCTTCTTGTTGACTTAAAGGCGTAGTCTCTCCCGATACATACACTTGAGGGGTCTGAACGGTACTGACTGAGCTATAACTTTCTGGATCATAGCTTTCAGTACCGCCTACTTCCTCAAGAATATCTGATACCGATACGCCATTGCTTGCAAAATTCTCTACAAGCTCGGCATATCGTGTATCAGCAAGGTCAAGCTCTTCGCCCGCAAGTCTCTTTACGTTGGCTTCCCAATCGTAAAATTCTTGCTTGACTTTAACTTTCACTCTTTAGTTCCTCCAAAACTTCTACGGCTTCGGCTTTTGTCAACTTATAAGCGCCTGCTACACCAGCTTCTCTTGCTAGAGCTTTCAACTCTTCTAGAGTTTTGTTCTCTAAATCAGAATACTGGTCAACCTGCTCTTCTTGAATGTAATGACGTCGTAGCAATAAGCTCATATCGCCACCTCTTTCTTACGCTCCACCGAATTTTACAACTCGTGTTGGGTCGTAAAGGTAAACGCCATAGTGTTCATCTCCTGTGATCACGGTAGTCTTCTTCAAGATATCGCGGTCTGTTTCGATAGCCACGTCGCGTTTAAGCAAGATTACAAAAGCTCCGTACTTGTTAGCGTCGTCTGTCTGAGTTTGACTTGGTGACACTTTAACAAGGAAGCCTTTACCTGCTTCAACTTTTTTAGAGCGCACAATTTGTACACCGCCTGCTTCACCAAAAGTACCTGAGATAACAACGTCTGCGCCAATGTCTGAGCCTTTGACCCATTCTTTAGCTACGTTTGTCTTCAACTTGGTAGCGTCTTTTGGATTGATGATAGCTACATACTGAGCATCTTCTTCATCTTCAAAAACGTCACAAGCTTTATCAAGCGCTTCAAGTGTAGTAGGTGCATCATCTACGAATTGTGTTGCTGTTTTCGCTACTGCTACAAGGTCGTTATCAATCTTGTTAGCGATTGCTAAACCTAGCTGATAAGTTGCTTGACCTACTGGATCTCCTAGACCTGACAAAAGAGCTTCATCGGTAATTTCATAACCTTTACCTGCTTTTTTGATGGTCATAGTAGTCTTTTTAGTAGTCAATTGGTCGGGCGTAATTGCTTGGCCTTCTTCAATTTCAGTAGCGTCTCCTGCATACTCCCATGCTGGCACTGTTAAAGTGCTACCTGGTTGACCTTCAAGCTCTGTCTCTACATACGCTAATGGTGTGAATTTAATCAATTTAGGTAATTTAGCGGCTACCATGTCCGCCATTACTTCTGGATTAACCATAGTGGCTAATTTAGTTTGTCCTGCTGTCATTTTTCAATTATCCTTTCAATTTCTTGTAAAGCTCTGGGTTCTTTAGGAAGAGTTCGTTACGGCTCTTATATCCCATGACTCTAAATTCTTCTTTTGTGATACCGTCGCTATCGACTGGCGCTTGTTTCATTGGGGCTCCGCCTTTTAGCTTTTCCTGTACGCCTTTTTGCACGGCTTGCTCCCATGATTTCTGCAATACAGCGACAGACTGTGATACCGTCTCTTCGCTTGTCAAATCAACTACATTTACTAACTCAACAGGTAAGTCACGTTCACTTAGCATTGCTTTAGCTTCTGCGGTCAATTCCTTGCGAGCAATAGCCTTTTCACGGTCAGCCAATTCTTGCTCACGCTGATCCAACTGATATTTCTGTTTCTCATCAGCGTTCATCTTAGCAAGCTTTTTAGCTTCGTTCTCTTTGGCTTCTTGCTCAGCTTCCCATTTAGAGCGCTCGGCAGATAGCATCTTACCGATTTCAGCACGAGTGAAAGTTCGTTCGTGCTTTTCTTCCTGCACCGTATCAACATTTTCTTGAGCGTCGACAGTCTCAGTTGATTCAGTAGATACAGTTGCATTGATTTCTTCTGACATAATTGTCCTCCAGCGATTACGTCGCCACTCGATAATCTCGTTTTACGTCCGGCGACGGAACAGTACAGCTTTTAATGTCATCGGCACAGTTTGGACGATATAAAAACCGCCTCGATTTCGATGCGGTTAGGTTATTTATTTTTCAATTGTTTCAGTTTCTTTCTGTATTCAATTCCGACTTTTAGAGTTGAAATAACTGTTGAAATCACCTCAAATAATTTAATTATTACGAACAGAATTAACGCAAAAAATATAATCCAACCTAATAAAATTGATACTAAATCCCAGATGAACATATCTTACTCCTCTACTTTTTCATATGTTTCTTTAAAGATGTCAGGTTTGCATGGATAAAATTCACCTTGCACGCCTTTGATAATATAATCGCCTGTTTTTGCGACCATGACTCCCTCAAGTGTTTTAATCTCACACCATGCGGGACTTTTATTCCACTTGCCATTATCGTGAACGATAATCTCATTCCTTGTCACTGCGTCCCAAAACCAATCTTCTTCAATCAAACAACGTTCATTAAGTTGAACTGCCTCAATTACTACAAGTTTTTTACGGTATTTCATTTCTTCAATCCTTTCTGAGCATAAAAAAAGCACTTAGATTTCTCTAGGTGCTTAATAATATAATTGCAGCAAGGTATCAAAATCATCTTCGAAAACATTTTGACTATTTTGTTTTATTTGCTCAATGATTTTATCCTTTTTATCTCTGTCCAAAGGGAGTGTTTCAAACGCTTCTTCTTTTACTAAGAATTCACCATTTTCTCCCTGGAATTCTTTTGTAATTTTTCTAATATGACTCTCGAAATCGATAGATTGAAGTTCTTCTTCGTTGATGTTATCTTCAATCGCATCTAGCAACAAACTAATTGAAATTTTAATCATCTTTAAGCACCCCTAACTTACTGCGGTTATAAACAACTGTATACAACCCATCATTATGCATTGCTTTATAACCATCGTAACCATGCAGTACAGCAAAAACATCTGCATTAGAATCATTTATTCCTATTTGACTCATCAAAAAATAGTAATATTCATATAATTCATTATCATCGTCTAAATTTTTCAACCAAGTATGCTTTTCTTTTTTATAAAGTTCGTCAGTTAAAAATTTAAAATCTGAATGATCATAAAAAGCTTTGATCAGTAGTGGATTCGGTCCTTTATTAGCATATCTCTCAGCAACAAAACGAC